GCGGTTCCTATGAGTACGATGTATCAGCAGACTCCGCATCTCAGCGATGTCGCTGCGGGACTCATTGAACTCCTCGAAGCCGCTTCCGGCACGCTCGAATTGAAGCGTATTTATAAGGACGAACCGCCGCGTGTCGATGCATTCCCGAGCGCTGCTGTTGCCCCACTGCGCACGCGCCGCCAGCTCAACGAAACTGGCATGATGTACACCATGCAGCATGAGCTGATCGTCTATTACTACTTCGCCAAGATCGTCACCGAAGATAAGCTTGCCACGGAGGCAATGCAACGCGCCGAACGCATTGTAGATGAGATCATCGCGCGCGATCCGGTGACACAGGGGCCGCAGACGCTCAACGGCCTCGTGTTCAACCTCGTCGCCGACCAGCTTGAGAACGGCACCGTCCGTCGTGGTGGCGCCAAACTACGAACTGTCAGAATCAACGTCAGCGCGCAATCGCGCGTACTAGCGTAGAGAGGAGGGTAGAAGCATATGGGCGAGCGTAAGGTATTGGTTACTATTTCCCAGTCGAATGTTCAGCCGGGCGAGGATGTCGAGCTTCCAGGTTTGGGGCTCTTCAAAAATGGTGTCCCTCGCGAAGTTACCGATGCTGACATGGTGACGTTTTACGCCTTCCATCCAGAATTGGTAGGCGTGAACCCGGCTGACCTCGTGCCAAAAGATGACGAGGCCGTGATGGCATCTGATACGGGACTGATACTGTGGCACGCTTTCAAGGGCAGTCAGTTCGTGAATGTTCACGAGGAATCTGACGAGCCCGAGAAGGCGCCGAAGGCTGCCACCGTAAAGTCCCCCGCCCCTGTGGGCAAGAAGACCACGGGCGCAAAGGAGGACTAAGTGGGCTTTGGAATCGGTGGTGGCGCATTCGCGGGCCTTGCGCTCGAAGTGCTTCCGCCTCCTACCCTAACGTCGGTAACAACGGCTGCTTCTGGTGGCACCATTGCCGCTGGAACGTATCGCTTTCTTGTTACCAGCGTCAATGCTAATGGCGAGTCACATGGTATCGCCGACAACGGCGTGACTTACGAGAAGTCAGTCACGACGACTGGTTCGACTTCAACGGTGACGCTCACTTGGGTGACGGTGCCAGGCGCGACCAGCTACCGAATCTATGTGACTGCTGCTGGTGGCGCATCCGGAACCGAACTGTTTACGGCGACTGGTACGTCTCCGCAGACGCTTACTACGCTTGGTACGCCTGCTGGGGCGTTCCCAATTATCAACACGGCGACGGATGCGAACACGTACTACGCGCCGACGAAGTTCTTCCCGTTCACCAGTGACACGATCAATCATACGCAGGCGACGGTGTTCCGACGTGACATCCGCCAGAACGTCGATGCCTATGCAGCGGTGCCAGGCAATGTCAATACGGCTGGCGACATGGAAATTGTGGCTGATGATAAGGTCGTTCCGTACTTCCTTAAGTGCTCACGCGCGACGATGACACGTACCGGCACGAGCCCGAACTTCACGTACACGTTTGTGCCGAACTCGAATGGCACGGCAACGAACACAATGAGCCTGACCATCGTGAAGAATGGTATTGTATTCGGTTTTACTGGCCTCGTTGTCGGTTCATACTCGTTCAACGTCGCTGACGGTATGCTGATGATGCGGAACTCGATGGTCGGGTCCGACGAGGCAACGCAGACCTTGCCGGTGCCGACGTTCTCGGCGCCAACGCAGTTCGGCGCTGGCACATACAGCTTCCAGATTCCTACGGCGAGCCAAATCTTCGACGTTGACACGTTTGAGTTCAGCGTCGATGACGCGGCTGAGCCACAGTTCCGCTTGCAGTCCGGCGGCCTCCGTGGCGCACGATATGTCAAGTATGGCTCGCGCACGGCGCGGATGGTCTTCGATCGCGACTTCCAGGACAAGGCCGAATATAACCTCTATAAAGCGTTGACGGCCACGACGCTGCAAGTGCTTGCGAGCAACGGCACAAACAACCAGATCATCTTCGATCTTTACAACGCTGTGCGTGACACGATGACGGTGACGACTGGTAGCCAGGGCGATCTTATCCGGGCGCACGAAGAGTTGATGGCGGTCTTCGACTTCGGGGTATCCAAGTCGTACCAGATTGCGTGCAAGACGCAAGAGGTGCTCTTCTAATTTCATATCACCAAGGCATAGGCAAGGGAGGCCAATATGCCTGTTGGTACTGTGACCGGGAAGCCCCGGCACTTTGAACTACAATCTGCGCCGCCTGACGGCTACGTCGAGATTCGTACAATGAGCTATGGCGAATCGATGGAGCGCCAGGATATCGTCGTCAAGATGACGACGGAAACGCCACGCGAAAATCCTGACGGCATTCAGATCGGCGGCGAGAAAGTCACTTGGGAGATGGCGAACTTCGCCACGTCGCTCTTCGACTTCCAGAAGTGTGTTGTCGGTCACAACCTCACTGATGAGCACGGGCGCCAGCTCAATCTCACGACGGCGCACGATCTTCGCCAGCTCGATCCACGTATCGGCGACGAGATCGATGCACATATCAAAGAAATGAACCGCTTCACGCCAGAGGAGCGGCGTCAATTTCGCGACGGAGATTCACGACTACTTCTGGAAGGAAGCGACGACCCCGAAGCGACTCAGCTCCTCGACGGCACTCGCCTTGGCGACTCTACGCGACTGCCGGGTCATGGGGTGTCTCCCACAGGCGGGGGGTCTGTTTGACCAACCTTGGATTCTGATCGAGCAATGGCATGTCATCTTTGAGGAAGAGGCAGCAAAAGCTGACTACGATGCAAAGATAGCAGCGACGAAGAAACCGCAAGACGGGCAGCCACCAGCAGGTGTGCAACACGAGCGCACGATGTTAGGCCCAGGCCAATAGAAAGGGGGTGATCTAACCTCTGGATCGAATATATTCAAATGCCTTTTTGACTAGTTCTGATTGGGCTGCTTCTAAACGCCCTACAAGGAAATTGCAACTAATGCAAAGATATCCTCTAAACTTGCCAGTTGTATGATTATGATCAACATAGTACGGCTGAGTAGCGGAGAAGTTGATTGCGCAAATATCGCAGGTCGTATGCCACGCAGAGAGTAGTTCATCTGGTGACACACTTAGCATGAGCGTTGGATGGCTTGTTACATGCTTGTAAAGGCACATGACATGCGAGATACTCTTTGCACGCTTGGACGGAGAATCCCATACCTTGATGGGAATTTTGCCACACGTCACGCAGATGCCCACAAGGGCTATTGTGTCATAGGATAAGATCGTATGAACTTTATTCCTGCGTATAACCAGTTCAATGCCCGGCTTCCAGAGCTGGTATTGACGGCGTGTGTACTTACCGCCATGCGTAATCCTAGTACGCGCTCCGCACGCAGGATAATTGCCTTCCCGAGATGGTGTGAACGCGAGCGGCACATCACCACACTCCGCGCAAGTAGCCGTTCGTGTAGCAAGATCAACGTTAAAAACGATATGCGTCTTATAGCGCCGTTGATTCTTTTCCATGTTGCTCCCTTCAATATGATGGGGGGCGAATTCCAATAAGTCTCGATGTCCGAGACATCTTTATGGTTATCAGAGCGAAGGATCAAGCTTCGCGGGTAGTCAATTCGGTTGCGAACGCGGCAATCGGTGATTTCGCTCGCGTGCAACGCGAGGCTGTGACGCGCTCACGCCAGCTCGGTATCAACATGGCCGACATGCGAGTGAAGTACGACCGCGCCATTTTGCAATCGCGCGAACGCTTGTTTGCCGCAGAACGTGCTGGCGATACCGTTGCGGCGGCAGCAGCGCGCGAACGGATCAAGCGCCTACAGCTCATCCGCGATGCACAAGCATTGAATATCCGCCAGCAGCAGGTGGCGCACCGTCAGCAGCAGCTCGAAATCCGTCAGCAGATGGCGGCCCGTCAGGCTGCGCTGGAGCATTATCGTGCGCAAGCACGCATCGGCGGCGTAATGATCGCGACTGGTGCCGCTGCGGTCCTTGCCGGTGCTGCCGGCATCAAGGCATTGCATAGTATGGCAATGGGCGCCGTCGAATACCAGCGTCAAGCTGCCCTCACGCTGACACAGACCGATAAGATCAAAACAAGTACGCAAGAGTTGCAGAAGATTTCCAACAACGTTGCGAGTGCCATTGGCGTGCCATTAGAGGCATTGCAACCTGCGCTGTACGACATCTTCTCCTCGATGAACGTCAATTTGGCGCAGTCGCAAAGACTGCTTACGGCATTCTCGAAGGAAGCCGTCGCCGGTCAGGTGTCGATTCAGGATGCATCGCGTGCCACCATCGGTATTATGAACGCATTTCATGTGCCGGTGGAGAAAGTCAACGACGTGCTCGATTTCCAGTTCCAGTTGGTGCGCAAGGGTGTCGGCACCTTCGGCCAGTTCGCAACCACGATTGGGCGCTCGGTGCCCTCGGCGGTGCGCGCCGGCCAGAGCTACCAGACGCTCGGTGCCATGCTGGCGTTCCTCACGCGGAACGGCCTCTCGGCAGCGATGGCCTCGGCATCTGCTGGTCGCGCGCTGGACGCCTTCGCCAATCCGCGTGTCGTTGCGCGGTTCCGCGAGCTTGGCGACGTGATCGCGAAGAAGTCGGGCCTCTCGTCTGAGGCGCTTCAGAAGCTTGGCATCGATACGAAGAACACTGGTGTGGAGATCGTTGACGCGCAGGGGAAGTTCCGCAACATCGTGCCGGTGATGGGCGAGTTGAGCGCCGTTCTGATGAAGCTTCCGCCTGCAAGCCGTGCCGCAATTCTGCAAGAACTATTTAAGGGCGCCGGTGGCACGATCCAGGCGATGCGATTCTTCAACGTCGCAATTCCACGTTATCGAGAACTCGCTGGCTTGCTCAACGATATGGGCGATAGCGCTGGCGAGTTCGAGAAGGCGTACGGCGAGATGGCGGATACAACCGCCACACAAACCGTACGTTTGAGCAACAACTGGAAAATTCTTAAGAATGCGCTCGGTGCAGAAGTGATGCCTGCACTTAATGATATGATTGAGCGGGGGAATAAGCTCCTTATTACCTTGCACCAGATGGAGCCAAGCCAGAGGCGAGCTATCGCCAATACGCTCCTCTATGGCTCTGTATCGATTGGTGCCGTTGGTATGGTTGTCGCACTCTCTGGCGCCATTGTGATTATGAATGCGGGCTTCAAGACGGCAGCGCTCTGGATTGGGACAGCGCGTACTAGTTTAGCTTCGTACACCGTGACAGCAGGCGGCGCGACTGCCGCAACGGTGGGACTTGCAACGAAGCTTGGCCTCTTGGCCGTCGCTATCGGCCTTGCTACCGAGGCCGATAAGATCAATCAGGAATCGCAGAAGCTTGGGCATCAGCTCCACGTAAAATATGTACGCCCAATGTACGAGAAGCTTGGCCTGTTGAATTCTGGCCTCGCGAAGCAGAGCGAGGGCGCATCGCGATCACTGAAGGCGCAGGCTACTGCGTGGCGCGGGGTCACTGTGCAGGCCGCTCCGGCTACTACGACTGTGCAACAAGTTGGTCGGGCTATGAGCGCCGCTGAGAAATCGGCGAACTTCCTGGCCGAGCGTGGATTAGCGCGCGTCGTCGCGCAGACGGGTCGAGTTAAGATCGTCACGCCGCAAGCCCGTGTTGCGACTGAAGCATACAATAAAGCATTCAAGGCGCAGATTAAAGCAGTCCAAGATGTCATTCCGTATCTAGAGGGCTACGAGAACAAGATCAAGACGAACGCGGCGACACTCAACAAGTACCAGCGTCAAGAGATTCAAGGCTACATGAATTGGGCCAAGAATACACAGGCGTTGCTCAAACGCGGTGCTGACCCGCGTTGGATTGAAAGTCTCAGCAAGAAGGGGCCACAATTCGTCGCCGCATATGCGGCTGCATCCAACCGCGAGCTGAAAGCCGGCGAGAAGAACTGGCGCGACCGCCATGCCGCGTACGGTGCAATTGCACGCGCACTACTCCAGCGCGAAGGCGCGAAGAATGCAACCGAGGCAGGCCGTCAAGGCGGTAGGGCCGGCAAAGATTACGCTGAGGGCCTTGCGGCTGGTATTCACAGTTATAGCTACAAGGCCGCTGATCGTGCGCGGGCGCTAGCTAGACTCGTCATTAGCAAAACGCGGGCCGAACTCCGTGAGGGTTCTCCATCAAGAGTAGCGTATCAGATCGGCCGCAACTGGACGATTGGATTCTACCAGGGTGCAATGCACGACGCAGCTCTGTTGGGCAAACTTGGCGCGTATTACAAGAAGCATCTAAGTTCAGGAGCGTTTGGGTTACTATCTGAGAAGGGAATTCTCGCTCGCGGCGGATTAAGTGCTGCTGAGGCATGGATTATCGCCCGCGAGTCGGGTGGCAACGTCTTCGCCGATAATCCGACGAGCACCGCGTTCGGCCTCGGGCAACTCTTGCTCTCGAACCGCCAGTATTACGGCCGACTGCTTGGCTTCTCGCCAAGCACGACGAGTTACTCTGAGCAGCTCGCCATGTTCCGTGCATACGTCCGCGACCGCTATGGCACTGCGGAGAACGCGAAGGCATTTTGGCAAGCGCACGGCTGGTACGGTGAGGGAGGCATTTTCAACAAGCCATCAATCATTGGTGTTGGCGAACGTGGTCCAGAAGCCGTCGTGCCGCTTCGCAAGTTCTCGACAATATTCCGTGAGAACTTACAGTCCTGGATAGTGCCGTGGTTGATGCGCATCGCGCTTGGTGTGGAACGCATCGATCACGCCAGTCGAACAATCAGTGGTGGTAGCGGTGGCGGTATTAGTGCAATGAGAAAATCGCCATTATTGACAGCTCAACAGCTCGTGAAGCTATCGGATGCAGCGCGGTGGGCCTATGTTAAGAAGCATGGCCTTCCAAAAGTGCCGCCAGGATTTGTCTGGGCCGAAGATTTCACCTACGTACCGCTGAGCTTTTACTCGAAGACTAGTTACGACCGTGGCGGCAGGATCAATGAGGATATTCTCGGTATCGGCCGCTCCGGCCGCACTTACGGATTCCAACGTGGAGAGACGGTCGTTGCTCGCGGCGGCGATACGTACGATAACAAGAAGAATGTTCAAGTCACGCAGCATATCTATACGCAGGAGATTGCACCACAGCAGAATGCGCAGCTCCTCGGTTGGGAATTGGCGAGGCGGTTGTAATGGCGGCACCATCGCTTGCGGATTACACATATCAATATACTGATACCGGCCCAGTCATGGGTGGCGGGCTCGTCTTCGACGTGCAAAAGGTCGAGGGCCTCGGCCTCCCTGATGTCCGCGTCACTCAGCAGGACCGTGACGGGGCCGATGGCGAGTTCGTCTTCGCGGGGTTTACGCGGTCGCGCTCAGTAGCCCTCAGCGGGTACCTAAAGCTTCCGAACGCAACGACGGCGCCAGAAACGTATATCGATCAGTACCTCGCGACGTTCAAGGCGCGCAAGACGGCGGAACCGTTCTATTACAAGATGCCTGGTTCCGACCAGCGCGTGATCTATTGCGTTCCTACCGCCGCGCCGCTCGACATCGATGAGCAATTCAACACCGGCTATATCCCGTTTCTTGTGCAGCTTATCGCGGAAGATCCCCGGAAGTACAGCTCTGCGGTTGCATCGTTCGGCCCTGTGGGCCTCCCCAACACGAGCGGCGGCCGGTCATACGCAAAAGCATATCCAAAGGCATATGGCACGATCTCAACGGGCGGAGATGCCGCCGTTGTTAACAACGGCAACAAGGAGACATTCCCCATACTTATTATCAATGGCGCAGTCTCAAATCCAATTGTGACGAATGAAACAACGGACATTGTGATGCAGTTCAATATCAACTTGGCGACCGGGGACCAGCTCGTTGTCGATTGCGGCGCGAAGTCGGTGACATTGAACGGCTCTGATCGCGCTGATATCCTCGTGGGCCAGGAATTCATTGAATTGAGTGCTGGCAGCAATGCCCTGCGTTTTACGGCGCTGAGCTTCTCGTCGTCTGGCACGTTGCAAGGCACGTATCGTCACGCTTGGGTTTGATTACCGAAGGGACTTGTCATGGCTGTGTCGAATCCGCCGGCTTTTATGGATCAAGATACTTACGCGGCGCAGTTCGACCGTCGCTGGCTTGGCTATGACTTCCTAGAAGATTCGACCGGCACGAGCATTCGTACGGCGTTAGGCGGCATCGTCTCTACTGGTGATTTACTCGTCTCGCAGAACGGCACGCCGAACATGACGGTGAACGTCGCTGCGGGTGCCTGCTATATTCGCGGCACGTCGGTATCGAATCAAGGCATTTATCGATGTGTTGCATCGAGCACAACGAACCTTGCGATCTCCGCTGCGCACGCAACGCTGGAACGTTGGGACTTGGTTGTCGGCCGTATCTACGACAACACCCACGACGGTTCGGGGCAGCATGTATGGGCATTGGAGATCGTCACTGGCACACCATCAGGCTCGCCCTCTGAGCCGGCGCTGCCGGCGAGTTCGTTCAAGCTCGCGCGCGTTACCGTGCCAGCCGCGGATACCACGATTACCGACTCACAAATTGCGAATAGTGCGTTGCTGCTCGATTTCCGCGCATCATCCGCGGGACAGAAGCGTGTCTTGACACGCGACGAATTTACATCGAACAGTCCGACGTTCACGACCACGGAGACGGATCTTTTTACAGCATCAGCGGTCACGCTTGTGGCGGGCCATCTCTATGAGATTCGCTTCGGCTGGCCGAAAATGTCATCGACTGTCGCTGGCGACCTTGCGATCTTGCGCATCAAGACTGGCGCCACAATTCGCCAGGAATGGAATGTGGAGGGTTCAACAACTGCGCGTCATGGTGGCGAGAAGTCGCGCTTCATTGCATGTACGAGCCAGATTGGCTCGGGTTCACAAACGTTTAAAGTTACTGGTATACGCACGATCGGCTCTGGCACCATGAGTATTCCCAACGATACCGATGCGCGCTCCCACATCGTTGTGATTGACCACGGACTCTATCCATAATTGGTGACTAATGGCGACTGGCTTTGATGCGGTAGGCGTTAGTTTTGATGCTTCATCGCTTACCTTCGATGGTCTTGCGACAACGACGCCGTCGACTCCGCCAACCCCGCCGATGCCAGCGGCGCCATTTGCAACATCGCGACTTTATACGGTGGAGACAAGGACAAAAACTGGTGTGCGCGTTGCGACGATCCCCGGAATTAATTTGCAGTTTGAGTTCTTGCTCAACGAGCCGGGGAACCTTCGGTTCTCTGTACCCATCGATCATCCAAAGGTGACGCGCGGGAACATTGAGGAGGGCGTTCACGAGGTTTGGATATGGCGTAGGAATGCGCTTATCTATGCTGGCCCAATCTGGCAGATCGCAACGAACTCAGATCGTTCTGCACTTACAGTCGAGTCGCAAGGGTTACTTTCCTACTTTAAGCATCGTGTTGTTGACAAATCAATGCTTTGGAATGATACGACGAACACCGGGCCAGGCATCGCAACATTCCTCGTCATGTGGACACAGGACCGCGCACATGGCAATCTGAACATTACTGTGCCGGCTGGATATGGCGGACTCGCAGCAAATATTGGTACTGTGCTTGGGTACAAGTCTTCGTATCGCTGGTGGGAGCGCAAGATCATCTACGACGCGATCAACGATCTCGGCGACAATGTTACAACTGGGTTCGATTATGAAGTCACGCCCGAACGTGTATTCATTCCGTACCAGCCAAAGAAAGGTAATACGCTTCCAGGGCTGTTGCAATATAAACAACACTTCCAGTCGTACTACCTACCGCGCTATGGCATGTCGATCTCGAATGATGACGCGACCATCGGCCCTGGCGATGCTGAAGCTACGCTGATTGGCTATGCGCAAGATTGGGCATCACAGGTCAAGTATGGCCTCATGCAGACGACGAATAGCTGGGGCGACGCGAAAACAAAGGCTGCGCTCAATGCGCGCTCGCGCACGTTCGTAAATGACCACAAGACGCCAACAGTCGTTCCTGGTATCACGATACGTGGGGACGCTGGCCCGTTCCTCGGTTCATACACAACTGGAGATATCACGCGCGTTAATATTAACAATGGATATGACCAGCTCGATGATACTATTCGCATCAGTGGCTTCCAGCTCACGGTCGGGTCGAACGACGAGGAGACAATCAATGTCTACTTCGATCTAGAGGAGGTCACTACCTAATGCCGCACCATACCCCATTACATTTTGATCTTATCAACGAGATTGTACGTTTACGCAACCGCGTTACTGCGCTCGAACAAACAAAAGCCGGCTTTGGCACAACTGGCATTATCCATATCGGCGAGATCGATACAGAAAATCTACCTGCGACGGGGCCGGATGCCGGTGGCGGGTTTCTACTTGTGCAGGGCGGCGCGTTGAAGTACATCGGCCCTACTAACACGCTACGGCAAATCGGCGCACCATAGGGAGGCCATATGCCGGCAGGCACAAGTAACTACCCGACGAGTCTTGATACGATCACGAACCTTCCTGATGTATCAGGAAAAAATCTCGATGGTTCGGGTGACACAAACGCTACCCACTCAAATCTCACTGATGTTGTTTCACAGGCAGTCATTGCGCTTGAGGCCAAGCTCGGTATTGGTAGTTCGGCGGCCGGCTCCGCGACGACCGGCCAGGTAATCACAAAGCAGGCGGGTGGTACGACGATTTGGGCAACGCCCGC